GCATCGAAGACTTCGAGGGCGACCTGCAGCAGTTCATCAAGGCCGTCGCCGCTGACAAGCTGACGCTGGCCGACATGCAGGACTACGCCTACGCGATGCACGCCATGGAGCGCAACGAGTATCTGCGCGGCAAGCGCCAGGACGGCGGCGGCGGCTTCGACTCCTGGTCGGGCATGAGCGACGATGACGCCCAGGCCATCATCGACACGGCCATCCAGTCCGGCCAGCGCGACGCGCTGGAGCGCCATCGCCAGACGCTGCAGGGCTGGATTCAAGGCACGCGCGACCTGATGCTCAACGAGGGCTTGATCACGCCCGAAGAGCACCAGACCCTGAGCACCTTCTACAAGGACTACGTGCCGCTGCGGGGCAACCCGAACGCCACGCAGGGCAACAAGGGCAACGGCACCGGCAAGGGCTTCAACATCCGCGGCAAGGAGACCAAGAAGGCCAAGGGCCGGTACAGCGAAGCCGACCACATCATCGAGCACGTCATCGCCGACCGCACGCGCGCCCTGATGCGCGCCGGGAAGAACGAGGTCCTGCGCACCTTCCTGCAGTTCGTGCTGGACAACCCGAGCGACAACCTGTGGCAGGTGGATGCCGTCGAGAGCAAGCCGGTGATGAGCACCGACGCCAACGGCGACCAGATCATCACGGAAGAGCCGGCGGTGGTGAAGGACGACCGGACCATCGGGATCAAGGACGGCGGCCGCGAGGTCTACGTCAAGATCAACGACGCAAAGCTGCGCGAGCAGATGCAGAACCTGCACGTCGAGCAGCTCAACAAGTGGCTGGGCTACCTGGCCGCAACGCAGCGCCTGCTGGGCCGCATGTACACCAGCTTGAACCCGGTGTTCACCGTGCTCAACTGGTTCCGCGACGTGTTGACTGGCACCGTGGGCATGGTCGACGAGGTGGGCTTCAAGGGCGCGGCCAAGCTCTGGCTCACCATCCCGCGCGCCATGAACGAGGCCCGCAAGGCGGAGTTCGGGCAGCCGTCCGCGGACTACCAGTTGTTCCGCAGCACCGGCGGCAAGACCGGGTTCTTCGGCTTCCAGGACGTGGACACGCTGGCGGCCGACCTGCAAAAGCAACTGAAGCAGGCCGAGCTGTCGGGCGCTGACCCTCGGGTGTGGGCGCCGGCGGCGCTGGGGCTGGTCGAGAAGCTCAACGCCATGGTCGAGAACAGCACGCGGCTGGCGGCCTGGATCGCTGCGCGCGACGAAGGCAAGACGCTGGCTCAGGCCTCCAGCATCAGCAAGAACATCACGGTCAACTTCAACCGCAAGGGCACGGCGACGCCGACCTTGAGCGCGTTCTTCCTGTTCTTCAACCCGGCCGTGCAGGGCAGCGCGCGCATCGCGCAGTCGCTGCAGGACCCGAAGGTGATGGCTGCCCTGGGCGCGGGCATGGCCGGCGTGGCGCTGCTGGCGCTGCAGAACGCCAGCATGGGCGACGATGACGACGGCGTGGCGTGGTGGTACAAGGTGTCGCAGGACACCAAGGACCGAAACCTGATCATCATGCTGCCGCCCAGCTCGAAGGCAGGCGAGGCGATCCCGGGCACGCGCGAGGGGCGCTACATCAAGATCCCCATGCCCTACGGCTACAACTGGTTCGCCACCATCGCGAACCAGGCCGTGGACATGTGGCGTCACCACCTGGACCCGGCGCGCGGGGTGAAGCCCGTCGATGCGATGGGCAACGTGTTCAAGTCGTTCCTGAAGGCCTACGTCCCCGTCAACACCCTGGGCGAGGGCGTGGACAACACCAAGAGCCTGGCGATGACCGGCTTCCCTGGCATCGCGCAGCCCGTGGTGCAGTCGCTGCTGAACACCAACGCCTTCGGCAAGGCGATGTACCCGGACGACGTGCACAACCAGCACATGCCCGACAGCTCGAAGTACTTTGCGGCCCAGGCGGGCACGGTGTTCCAGAAGGGCGCCCAGGCCCTGAACCGCGCGAGCGGCGGCACGGCCTACACCAGCGGCGCCCTGGACTTCACGCCCGCCACGCTGGAAAACCTGGTGCGCGCCTACGGTGGCGGCCCGGCCTCGTTCACGCTGGACCTGATGAATGCCATGTACGTGCGCCAGAGCATCCAGCGCCCGGACCTGGACGTGCGCCGGCTGCCGTTCATCAAGCAGCTCTACGGCCGCATCGACGCCGAGACCGATCGGGCCAACGCCTACCAGCGCATCGAGAAAGTGGCCAGCGTGGTGGACCCCATCGAGCAGGCCAAGCGCGACCGCAAGCCCGACGACGCGCGCGCCATGCTGGCCGAGGCGCCCGAGTTGTACCGCCTGGGTGGTGCGCTGAAGACCATCCGCAGCCAGCTCTCCACGCTGCGCAAGGAAGAGCTTTCCATCATCGCCAGCGATGAAGCCGACTCTGTGAAGTACGCCCGGCTGATGGCGGTGGACGTGAAGAAGCGCCAGGTCCTGCAGCGCATGAACGCCGCGTTCAACGACGCAGCACGCGCCAGAGCCACTGCACCGCAGTGATGGCGGTGGCGGCAAGGTAGCCGCCGACCACGGCGACCAGCGCCAGGGCAAACGCGACGGTCGCGGGGATGGTCAGCCAAGCCCCGGCGGTGGCCAGGCGCGGCGCCCCGAACAGCTCGCCCACCAGGAACAGCACGCAGCCGGCCGCCAGGCTGACGATCAGTGCGAGTGCCGCTTTCCCCATCGGACAAGCGTAACAGGCGACCCCACAAGGGCGAATCCGGACTGTGCGGAGTGGAGAGTATGCGGACGTTGCCTTGAGCGAACCGCGCTCAAACACTCGGGCCTTCAACCGCTGTGCCGCGTGCATCACGCCGCCAGGAGACCCAAGTGGAAGACGACCAGCCCTCCGAGTTCGAAAAGGAATTCGCTGCGATCAGCGCAGCCAAGGATGCCGCAGCGGCGCAAGCCGCGGCGCCGGCCCCAGCGCCAGCGCCTGCGCCCTCCGAGGCTGCGCCTGCCGAGGCTTCAGCACCGCCCGCGCCCACCCCGGCGCCGGCGGCTGCACCCGCCCCCGCACCCAGCGAAACGCCTCCGACCACCGAAGAGCTGCAGCGCCAACTCGCCGACATGTCGCACCGCGAGCGCTCCAGCGCGAACCGGGTTTCGGCATTCATGCGCGAGAACCAGAATCTCAAGCGGATGCTCGCCGAGCTCAAGAGCAAGGTGGACCAGATCGGCGCGCAAGCCCCGACGCCGGCCCCCGCTCCCGCCCCGGCGGAGGATGTACTGACCAATGCACCCGATCTCGATGCCGCCGTGCGCAAGCGCGCAGTGGAGGTGACTTCCGCCCTGGAGAAACAGGTCAAGGACCTGACCCAGCGCGTGAACACCACCGAGCAGGCCGCTTCCGAGGTTCGCCAGGTGGTGGAGCCCATCCGCCAGCAGAACCACCAGTCGCAGATCGAAAGCACCCATGCCGTCCTCGACCGCCAGTTCGGCGAGCGCTGGCGCCAGGACGTGCGTTCGAACGACTTCGCCGAGTGGATCAGCTTGCAGCCACCTTCGGTGCAGCAGGACTACGAACACGCCATCACGCCGGCCGAGAGCGCCGCGGTGATGGCCCGCTACTACGCGGGCCGCACTGCGTCAGCCCCGCCGCCGCCCGCGCCGGCTCCGGCCGGCAACACCCAACAGGACCGCTTGCGCAACGCCGCAGGGATTGCTCCCCGAGGAAACGCCCGCCCGCCGACAGGCCCGGCGGAAGACGACTTCGAAGGGCACTTTGCTGTGGCAACGCAGGCGATCCGCAAATCTGCATAGGTAGCCCACCATGTCCACCTCTGTCTACGGCGACATCAGCCCCCGTACCGCTGCGTATGCGGCGGCCAAGCTGCTCGACCGCGCGTTGCCGACCCTCTGCATGGGTCGCTTCGGCCAACAGCAGCCCATCCCCAAGAACCGCACGAACACGATCAAGTTCCGGCGCTACAACGGCTTCGCGCCGAGCCTGAACCCCCTCGTCGAAGGCGTCACGCCCGCTGCCGATGCGATCACCTCCACCGACGTGAGCGCCACCCTGCAGCAGTTCGGCCGTCGCGTCCAGATCAGCGACATGATCCAGGACACCCACGAAGACGCCGTGCTCAACGAGTACGCCGAAATCATGGGCGAGGTCGCTGGCCAGACCCAAGAGCTGGTGATCTACAACACGATCAAGGCCGGCGTGAACGTGCTGTACAACGCCTCGGCCGGCACCCGGGCCAGCGTCAATGCGGCGGTCAACACGACCATCCTGAACCGTATGATCCGCCAGCTCAACCGCCAGAACGCCAAGAAGGTGAGCCGCATGCTGGCGGGCACCGACAAGGTGGGCACGGCGCCGATCCGTGCTGCCTACGTGGTGTTCTGCCACCCGGACCTGCAGCAGGACCTGGAAGCCATCACCGGCTGGCGCAACCCGGTGGAATACGGCACCTACACGCCGCTGCTGCCCAACGAGCTGGGTTCCTTCAAGGACCTGCGTTTCCTGGGCTCCACGCTGTACCAGCCGTTCCTGGCCGCGGCCACCACCACCGGCTCGGGCTCGACGTTCATGACCAACGGCGGCACCGGCACGGGCATCCCCGATGTCTACCCGATGATCGCCATCGGCATGGACGCCTACGCCACGATCTCGCTGGCCGGCGCCAACGCCATCACGCCCATCGTCCTGAACCCCAAGCCGTCCGACTCGGACGTGCTGGCCCAGCGCGGCCACGTGGCGTTCAAGATGTACTCCACCGCGGCAATTTTGAATGATGCCTGGATGGTGCGTGGTGAAGTTTTGGTGAACCAGTAAGCACCGAAGCAGGCTGAAATGGCGACGTTCAAGGGCCTCGTGAAGACGTGTGAAGCGTGCTCTGCACCCTTCCGCGTGCCGCAGTCGCTTGCCCGTGTTCGGACTTGCTCGCGCGAGTGCGGATACCGGGTGAGGACGGTGGCCAACAAGAAAGAGGCGGTCACGCTGAAATGCGCGCACTGCACCGGCTTGTTCACGAGCGTCCCTTGCCACGCCGACCGCCGGGTGTATTGCTCCAAGCAGTGCATGGAAGCATCACCCGCAATAGCGGCGCTGCGGAAAACTCGGTTTCAGGGCGATGGCAACCCCGGGTGGAGAGGCGGCGTCGCAGTCCAAGCCGTCTCTGCATCTGGCCGACCGTATCGGCGTGCTCAACCGCACATCGAGAACGAGAAGGCCGTTCGCAGAAACCGCGGCAAACGCGTCGCCACACCAGCCTGGGCAGACCTGTCCGCCATCCGTGCCATCTACCTGGAAGCGCGCCGCATCACCGAGGTGACTGGCCAGCCGCATCACGTTGACCACGTGGTGCCGCTCAAGAGCCCGCTGGTGTGTGGCCTGCACATCGCCTGCAACCTGCAAATCCTTCCGGCTACAGCAAACCTCATCAAGGGCAACAGGCTGACCGCCTGAGCCTTCAACTTCAAGGAATCACGATCATGAAGATCAGCGACGTACGAGACTTGGCGCTGCGCCTGTTCGGCAACATCTGCACCACGCGTGCAGTGGTTGCCGTGGGCGCTACGACCACGGCCATCACCTCCACCAACGCGGTGGTGTATGCCATCGACGGCATCCTGCGCAACCTGGCAGCGTTCACCAACCAAGCACTGGTGGCTCTGTCCGCCAGCGATCTGCCGGCGAACCTGGCCAACTACCTGCAGCCGTCCACGCTGGCGGGCTTCTATGTGCAGCCCGCCAACACCACGGTGTACTACGTGCTGGTGGCCACCAGCGCCGGCAACGTGCGCGTGGTGCAAGGCACCTATGCCGGCCAGGTGATCACCAACACCTTCGGCTACACCATCGTCGGCGATGGCACGGTGCCCGATGTGCCGGACAACTGCACGCCGTTTGGCCTGATGAAGATCGCCTCCGGCGGTTCCGCCTTCACGCCCGGCACCACGGCGTTGACCGGCCTGGTGACTTTCTTCGACGTGATGGCGCTGGGTGCCACGGCCAAGCCGTAATCCCGCCCTGTGTCGCAACCCGCGCCGGCCTCGCGCCGGCGCTTTTCCAAGGAGACTGGCATGTCCGAGACCGCCAAAGCCGCGCGCGCTGAGAAGGGCCCTCCCAAGGGCTGGTTCACCATCGAGATCACGATGGCCAACGACAACGAGCCTTCGCGCGTCTTCATCGGCGCCGATGGCCGTGACTTCTGGGTCCAGCGCGGCAAGAAGGTGACGGTGCCCCCGCAGGTGCTGTCGGTCCTGGACGATGCCATCGTCACCGCCGACGAAGTGGACCCGGACAACCCCGACCGGACCATCCCGGTGGAGCGCAAGCGCTTCGCCTACTCGGTCATCCAGGCGCACTGACCTGTGAACTTTCTCGCCATGGCCCAGCGTGTCGGCCGCGAGTCGGGGCGCTCCGGCGTTTCCATCGCGACCGTCACGGGCAACACCGGCGAGAGCCAGATGATCTGCGACTGGACCGCGGATCAGTGGCGCAACCTCCAGATGGAGCCGTTCAACTGGCGCTGGATGCGCCAGACGACGGTGGGCCAGCTGGTGCTGAACACCTACGACCACACCCCGCTGTCCCTGGGCGCTTCCGGGTTCGAGCGGTGGGTGCCGGAGACCGACGACTACAAGGTCACCGCCTACGAGGCCAGCAACACCGCGAACGAGTGGAAGCTGACCTACACCCCCTACGAGCAGTTCCGCGCGCAGTACCTCGTCGGCTCTCCGGTGAGCGGGCCGCCGCAGTTCTGGGCCATCGCGCCCACCGGGGATTTCCTCGTCGGTCCCAAGCCTGACCTAAGCACGTACTTCGTCCGGGCCGACTACTTCATCCAGCCCACGGAACTCACGGTCGATGGCGACGTGCCGGCCATGCCGCAGCAGTTCCACATGCTGATCGTGTGGCGTGCGGTGATGCAGGCTGCTGGCTTCGACGCGGCGCCCGAGACCTACCAACGCGCGCAGGACAACGCCGACCTGCTGCACTCGCAGCTCGTCACCAACCAGGGTTCGCAGATCCTGATCAACGCCAGGCCGCTGGGGTACTCCGGCCGGCGCAAGTAGGCGGGCGCCATGAAGAGCCTGCCGAAGGTGGACACCCGCACCGACGCGGTGGCGCTTGGTGGTGGCCTGGACCTCATCAGCAGCCCCTTCGCCGCGCAGCGGGGAACCCTGCGGTACGCCAGCAACTACGAGGCCGTGGTGACCGGCAATGCCGGGTACACCCGCATCGGTGGCTACGAGCGCTTCGACGGCCGCGCCAGGCCCAGCGATGCCACCTACTTCGCATCGGTGCCCGCAGTGGCCTACACCGGGATCAACGTCGGCGACACGGTGACCGGCGGGACCTCGGGCGTCACGGGCAAGTGCATCTACATCAGCTCGGCCGGGTGGATCGCGCTGACTTTGATGACGGGCGTCTTCACGGTGGGCGAGAACCTGCTCACCTCGGCCGTGGTGCGTGGCGTGCATGCCAGCAGCTCACCGGTGGTGGACGGCTTCACCGACAACACCATCAACAAGCTGGCGGCCGCCGAGTACCGCGCCCTGATCGCCCAGGTCCCCGGCTCGGGCCCGGTGCGCGGCGTGGCCATCCTGGGCTCCGGGGTCTACGCCTGGCGCAACAACGTCGGCGGCACGGCGATGGCCATCTACAAGGCCTCCGGTGCCGGCTGGACGGCGGTGGCCCTAAACAACCAGGTGAGCTTCACCGCCGGAACGACGGTCTACGCCGAGGGCTCCACCCTGACCCAAGGGGGCGTCACGGCGACGGTGCTGCGCGTGGTGCTGGAAAGCGGAGTCTGGGGCTCCACGGCTGCAGGCCGGCTCATCATCACCACGCCAAGCGGTGGCAACTTTGCCGCGGGCGCCGCGGCCGGTGGCGGGGCCTGCACGCTGTCCGGGGTGCAGACGGCCATCACGCTGGCGCCAGGCGGCCGCGTCGAGACCGACGTCTTCAACTTCACCGGATCGAC